TTATATTTGCTTATAATTTTAATTTAACACCTATGAAAAATTTATTTAAATCGTTGGCTTTGTTCCAACAAGAAGTGCCTGTAATTCACAAGGCGACACAAGGCTACGGCTATTCTTACGCTGACTTGCCTAAAATCTTTGAAGTGATTAATCCATTACTACAAAAACACGGATTAGGATTCACACAAACCTTAAACACTAAAGAAGGTACTACTTACCTATGCACAACAGTATTCCACGCAGAAAGCGGTGAATGTATTGATTCAATGGTAGAAATACCACAAGTAGCGTTAAAAGGAATGAATGACTATCAGTCTTTTGGTAGTGGTGTAACATACTTCCGTAGATACGCATTATCTTCGGCATTAGGATTAGTTACCGACAAAGACACGGACGCAAATGGCGAACAAGTAAAAGACGAACAACCTAAAGTGAAGAAAGCAAAGATTGATAACACACGTTTTAACAAAGCTATTGAAGCAATTAAGAACGGAGAATATCAAATAGAAAAGCTAATTGAAACTTTTGATTTAGATGCGTCACAACTTAAACAAATCACTGAGTTATGAAAATACGTTGTTCACAAATAGGTAAGTTAATGGCTACTCCCCGAACCAAAGGTGAGAGCCTATCGCAAACAGCTAAGACTTATATTCAGGAACTTGTTTTAGAACATAAGTACGGAATTAAGAAAGAGTTTTGGTCACGTTACACGGACAAAGGAAACCAAGTAGAAGACGAAGCCATTAGTTTTGTCAACGATGTTTTAGATTTAGGGTTTATTTACAAGAATGAAGAACGCTTCGAGAATGACTTTATAAGCGGTGTGCCTGACGTAAACACGAATGAAATACTTTTAGACGTTAAATCTTCTTGGGATGCTACTACTTTTCCGTTCTTTGATACTGAAATTCCTAACAAAGATTACTACTACCAGCTTCAAGGTTATATGTGGTTAACAGGAAAAACTGAATCGTTACTTTGTTATTGCTTAATGAACACCCCTTTTGAGATAGTAGAAGACGAAGTAAGAAGAGAACATTGGAAACAGCATAAGATAGACGAAGATTTAGATATTAGGGACTTTGTACAAAAGAAGCATAACTTCGACCACATTCCTAACGAAAGACGAATCAAAGTATTTAAAGTAGAGCGTGACGAAACAGTAATATGGCAAATACAAGAAAAGATAGAGTTAGCACGAGATTACTATAACAACTTATTTAATACGATATGAAACAGACAGCAGTAGAATGGTTGCAGGATACTTGGTTAAATTATCCTGACTTATGTAGTTATGATAAAATACAAGAATGGTTTAAACAAGCCAAAGCAATGGAGAAGGAGCAAATGATTTTAATTTATAAAGCAGCTTTTCAAGATGGTTTTAATGGAGAATTATTTGAATTTGAAAAGTACTACAACGAAACCTTTAAATCAGAATAAGATGACACCAAAAGAAAAAGCAAAAGAGTTAGTAGATAAATTTCAAAAGCAAATATTCTTTGATGTTACAAATGAAAGATTAGATATTGAAGAATCAAAAGGATGTGCGTTAATTGCAGTTGATGAAATAATTGAAGAACTAATAGAAACAGACTTTGCAAATAGGTTTTCTTATTGGCAAGAAGTAAAACAAGAAATAATTAACCTTTAAATCAGAATAAGATGCAAAAAGACGAAATAGTAGAGTCAGTAATAAACGAATTTAGACTACGTTCACAGCGCGGGATAAAGAAATACGGAACTACGCTACAAGAAAACGAATTAAGTCAATTAGAATGGCTTAAACACCTACAGGAAGAACTTATGGATGCAGTTCTATATTTAGAAAAAGTAAAACAAATAAATAAATAAAAAATGGAAACAAAAGTAAACGGAGGAGCAATCTTCAAAAACGAGAAAAAGGCGGACACGCACCCAGACTACAAAGGAACTATTAACGTAGATGGTCAAGAAAAAGAGATAGCGTTATGGGTTAAGCAAAGCGCAAAAGGAACTACTTACTTTTCGGTAAAGATTTCAGAGCCTTACAAAAAGACGGAAGAACAACCTGAAGGCAAATGGATTAAACCTGAACAAGTAAAGAATGATTTACCATTTTAGTTATGTACATTGATGACTACACTTTACGCAGGTTACTTCAAGAGTTACTGCGTAGAAAAACACGAAACCAAATAGTACAAGAAATAAAGTTAAAAGGTGAAAAGTTCCACCAGTACAACTTAGACAAATTCTTAGAAGGAAAAGACGTCAGCTTATCCACCTTACAAAAGATAGATAAGTACGTTTGTAGACAATACTACCAAGACGGAAGAAGCCCACTTTTATAGTGGGTTTTTTTTGTATTTAAAAAATATGATTATATTTACATCGTGGAATTGATTAGTTTATTAGCATTGAGTTGGTGGTTTACGGCATTTGAGCCTATCCAAGTCCTTATTGACAAGTCTTTTGAGCGTTTACCCATTACTCCTTTAACGATGTATTTGCATAGTGCATTCGGATGTTGGAAGTGTGTGTCTTTTTGGACTACTCTTATATTAACTTATAATCTATTTTATGCTTGTATTGTTTCATTAACAGCTTATATAATATCGGAATGTTTACAGACTCTGACACGGCATTAATAAACGAGATTCACGCACTCGACGAAACCAAAAGATACGCAAAGACGAATCTAATTAAGCTACGCACCATAAAAGAAAGAATAACCGGAATAAAAGACAAAGAGTGTTTTTGTCAATCCGTAAGACGTAGGGTATGGTACACGGATTTTAGACAATGGTATGAAAGCCGTTCTTGACAAGTATATACAAAGTAATTACGACGAGGTAAGAAGATACACAAACTACTTCCTCGTAAGAATGAACAGCCATATAGACGCGGACACAGTTATCAACAACTCTTATTTACACGTTCTAAGCATAAACGACGATACTGCTTGTGAGGAAAAAGTAAAATCTTACCTTCTAAACACAATCAAATGCCAGGTTTTATGGTCTACAAGTCAGTCAAACAATGACGATAGAGTAACGGCAATCGAAGAAGGAAAACAACAGGACTGCGAAAACACGGATTTAGAATGGAAAATTCAGTTAGAAGAGCAGTACATATTAAAAAAATCTATCATAGAGATATATCGAAATAGTATAAACGATAGAATTAAGCAAATTATCTTCGAAGCATATTACGACAAAGGCTTAACTACTCAGAAGGAACTAAGTCAGTACTTCAATATCTCAATGACTGCTGCTCATTTCTTAATCAAAGAGATAAAACAAGGCATAAAAGAAATTCAATATAGTTATGACACACGCTAATTTACTTGCAACACTTGCTTTTTTTACTGCCGTCTTTGGTGGTTTTGCTTTAATGCTTAATCATATGGAGTTATTCCGTGTTTTTGGAGGGTTATTTATAGTGTTGTGGTGTTTATTTAAATTAGCATTAGAATTAGAGAATTATGAAAAGGATTAAATTAGAATACATAGATAAAACTATCGTACAAAAAGACGGAATAATAGGAGATAGAAAAATAGTAGTGGCACAAATAGACCCTAAGAGATATTCTTACTATGCTTCTATAGGTTTGAGTTATCTATTTGAAGACGAAAAGACGATTAAATACGTGGGAATAGAACAAGAAACGCCTGTAGAAGAAGTTAAACCTATAAAAAGACGAAAAAGAAATGCCAAGACCAAAAAGTGACGAATCACGTAAAGAGTTTATGGAAAGATGTATGGCAGACCCTGAGTCTGTAAATACTTTCCCGGATGCAAGTCAAAGATATGCCGTATGTAATTCAGTTTGGACTACCGATAGAATGACATCAATGAGTAAATTCTTAGACGCATACGCAGAAACTTATAACGACTATCCTAAACAAGCTACTGAAAATGCAAAAATAGCGTTAAGATGGGCAGAAGAAAACGGATGGGGTGATTGCGGTACTCCTGTAGGTAAAATGAGAGCTAACCAATTAGCAAACGGAGAAGCTATTTCTGAGGACACTATTGCGAGAATGGCAGCCTTTGAAAGACATAGACAAAACTCCGACAAAGAATTAGGCGATGGATGCGGTCGTTTAATGTGGTTAGCTTGGGGAGGTGACGAAGGAATAGAATGGGCGCAACGTAAACTTGAACAGATAAGAAATGAAAAAGCAAACTAACGTAACGGCACATCTTAGGAAAACACGAAAAAAAAGACCTAAGCAACACTCAAAAAGCTCAAAGCTAAAAACAAGTAAAAGATATATAAAACTAAATAGAGGTCAAGGATGAGAAACGAAGATTTAAGGTTCTTTTTAATAGACACCGGTGTTGACGTGCAGAACTATTGTCAATACGCATGCGACAAGCTACAAAAAGACGGACACCACTATCTATTATATCTAAGTGACCAACCTAACCTATTCTGCGTAGAAGAAATATCAGAAGACGAATTTTTTAAACACGTAAAAAATGGCTAAAGTAGGAAAACCCCGAAACATAAATAGTCCCGAAGAACTATATAAACTATTTGAAGAATACCAAAAAGACTGCAAAAGTAGAATAAGACGGATACCAAAAGCAACAGTAAAAGGAGTAGTATACGAAGACCACATACCACCATTAACAATAGACGGCTTTAAAACCTACTGCAATAAAAATAAATGCGATATTAACAATTATTGGAATAATGTCAGGGATAGTTATTCGGAGTTTGCAACCATCGTTACGCGCATTAAGGAAGAAATACGAAACGACCAAATAGAAGGAGCGATAGTTGGACAGTATAACAATAACATAGTCGCAAGGTTAAACGGCTTAAAAGAAAACTCTGACGTCACTACAAACGGCAAAGAGATAAACGAAATTAAGATAAACATAATCAAAGGTGACAATACGACAAGTTGACGAAATGTGTCAAGTAGTAGAAGCGTACATTCTAAAGAAGAAAGGTGAGCGCGTCACTATAAATCGAACTTCCGTAATTATGGATATGCGACAGCTTCAGATGTTACTACACGCTTTTAACGTAGCAAATGGAAATAAATAGTACAATCATATTCGAGAAAAATTGGAGCGCACTACAAGAAAAGAGAGTGCGTTTTGTTATTAATGAAGGGGGTTCTCGTTCAAGTAAGACTTATTCGCTTTGTCAAATGGTTATCGTCTACTGCCTACAAAACCCTAACAAGGTAGTTAGTATCATTCGTAAGACTTTCCCGGCATTACGTGCAACTGTTATGCGTGACTTCTTAGAAATCTTAAAAGACTTAGACATCTACGAAAAGACGAACCACAATATGAGCGAAAACATCTATAGGTTTCCTAACGGAAGTATAGTAGAGTTCTTCTCCGTAGACGACGAACAAAAGATTAGAGGGCGTAAACGTGACATAGCGTGGTGTAATGAAGCTAACGAACTATTCTACGA